ACCATCCCGAATGCATAGGTATCACGCTGAATCAGGTGGTGCCCGTATGAGCCAGCTTTTGCCATCGAACAGTACGCCGCTTGAGCGCGCCACAGCTGCCGCACTCACGCTCGGCTTAGACCCCTCAGCCATTCGCGGCATTGCCGACTCAGCCCGCTGTCCGGTTGATGTCCTGCCGTGGCTCGCCTGGGCGATGTCGGTCGAAGGTTGGGAGGCTGCTGAAACCGAAGAGCAGCAGCGCACCCTGATTCGTGAGTCGATTCCAGTTCACAAACGCAAGGGCACGGTCGGCGCGATCCGCCGGGTGCTGAAGGCTGTCGGGGTGACCGCAGATTACAAGGAATGGACACAAATCCCGGGCGCTGTGCCGTACACCTTTGAGCTGACGGCTTGGGCGAACGACAACCGCGCCGGCGAAGGATCGATTCTGTCCCCGCAATTGTTCCAGCGTCTGCGTGCCTTGGTCGACGCGACGAAGAACGAGCGCAGCCACTACACGCTCAAGATCGGCGCTCGGTTCGATGGCGGATTTCGTTTTGGCAATGCCGTACAGGTACGCCATCTGGATCGGCGAACGGTCGAGCCTTTGCCGGTGCAACCGGATGGCGCCCTGCAGGAGTTTGGACTGGCAGGAGGCGTGGATCTGCGCAGCGTGCACCGGGTGTTTCTCGACGCCCAAGGTGTGCCCGTTGAATCGGCCAGCGGTTTGGCTGCAGGTAACGCATTAACCACGCGCAGCGTAGTGCGCGTCACCATGGAGGCCATAAGCCTATGAGTACCCCGTTACAACCTGTGATCACGCAGGCAGGTTTGGCCGCCATCTTTCGAGCGACCAACGATGGTCTGTCGGCGCAAATCACCCATATCGTCCTGGGCAGCACGGGCTATACGCCCGTGCAGACGCAGACGGCGCTGCGCAGCAAGAAAGGCACCTATCCCATCTCGGATGGGCAGAAGCTGAGCAGCACCCAACTGCACCTCACGGCAGTGGCAGACGATGCCGCCGAGTATTGGGTGCGAGAGGTGGGCTTTTTGCTCGCCGACGGCACGCTGTTGGCGGTCTGGTCCGACCCTGCGCAGGCCTTGGCTTACAAGTCGCCCAATGCGCAGTTGCTGCTGGCTTATGACCTGTCGCTGGCAGCGTTGCCGGCAAACAGCGTCACCATCAATTCGACCGGCGCGGGCTTGAACCTGACGTTGTCGGAACAGTTGGCGGCGCTGGCTTCGGCGCAAATTGCCGAGATGCTGCGCGGCGTCCAGCGCCAGGATGCGCTCGACAGTCAGGCAAAGCTGCACCAGTTGGAAGGTCAACAAATCATCAATCTGATGGACCGAATGAGGGCCGCCGAGCAGCGTCAGGATTCAGATCGCGAAGGCCTGTTGACCTCCATTGCGGCCAATGCCACCGGGTTAATCACCCTGCAAAACCTTTTCTCTAAAACCACCCTTGGAGTTTGAGTCGTATGAGTCTCGAATCGCAGATTGCCGATCTGGTAGCGGCTAGCAATGCCCTGGTCGCCACCTTCACCGGCAAGAAAAACGAAATCAACGCAGCGGTAGCCGCAGCAATCACGGCGATTCCGTCGGGCAAAAAAATCTGGTTTGTCGATCAGGTGCTGGGCGTCGATACCAACGCCGGCAACGTCAAGGAGGCGCCATTCCGAACGATTGACAAGGCCATTGCGTCGACGCCAACCAATGGCTGGTGCGTCGTGATGTTGACCAACGACTACGTTCTCGATAGTCCTATTTCGGTGGCCTGTGCGTATCTGGAAGTTTACGGCCATCAGGCTATCTCCTCGGGCATCACGCCAAAGTTGAAGCCGAAATACTACTCAACCAACGACAACACCATTACGGCGCTGGGCGGATTCCTGCTGTATGGCGCGGGCTGCAACATCGAAATCCGCAGTTGCAACATCGAACTGCCATCGGTCACGGGTGTGGTGCCGGCACCGGTCACGACCCGCCTGAACTCGTTTATCAAAACCAACTCCGGTTCATCGCTGCCGCCAGTGATCGGCGTCATGCTGGAAGCGCTGGTAGTGACAAAGGCTGCCGACTTTTACGGCGCGCTGGTGGGCACCGCCGCCTCTGCCGTGGTGCTGGGCTGTTCTGCGGTCACCTTCCCGGGCGACATGGGCGGTAAGTACATCAGCAGCGTTACGGTTGCTGGCACCGATCCCAAGACTCTCAACAACGTCCTGACCAGCTTGCCGTCGCTGTAATTCGCGATCGCTCGGAGGTAAAACCATGCAAAAGCAAAACCTGAACGTGATTTACAACGGCCAATCCTTGATTGGCTTTGTGTTCTCTGCGCTGCCATTGGCGGCGGCGCTCAGCGTCGCGGCAAAGCAGATCGACGAGGCGGCAGACGCTGCCCGCGTCGCTGTCATTGGCGGCTCATTGCGCGCCCTGGAGTACGAGCGCGCCGCTGCCGAGGCCAGGGCCTTCGCCGCTGCAGACTACGTCGGCGACATGCCGCCATCGGTGCAGGCTTGGGCCGATGCGGCCGAGCTGGCGCCGCAAGCGGCGGCCGATAGCATCATTGCCGAGGCCGATGCCTGGCAAACGGCGCTGTATGCGATTCGCGCGGCCCGCCTCATGGGCAAGCAGCGGGTGCTCAAGGCGGTCAGCCACGACGCCGCCGAGGCGCTGGCTGACGAAGCGATGGCGGCAATTCGCACCAGCGTACAAGGCGTCGGCAACGCCTGAGCTTGACTTGCTCCATCAGCGCCCCGTTCTACCGGGGCGTTTTCACATTCACGCCTTGTATTCCTCGCTGCTACAAACCTACCGGCTCGCCCATCCGGCGCGCGCGCGGCAGCCTGTGCACTGTCATCCCATTCACTGCGCAGGCAAACCCCATGGCCGACGAATATCATCACGGCGTACGAGTCCTCGAAATCAACGAGGGCACTCGCCCCATTCGCACCGTTTCCACTGCTGTTCTCGGCCTGGTCTGTACTGCCGAAGACGCGGATGCTTCGGTGTTCCCTCTGGACACTGCTGTCCTTATCACCAACGTCAAGTCCGCTATCGGCAAGGCCGGCACCAAGGGCACCCTGGCCGCCAGCTTGCAAGCTATCGCCGACCAGACCAACCCGATTACCGTGGTGGTTCGAGTTGCCACCGGCATCACTGAAGCAGCCACCACCAGCAACCTGATCGGCACCACCACTGCCACCGGCAAATACACCGGCATGAAAGCGCTGCTGGCCGCCAAGGCGCGCTTGAAGGTGACCCCACGCATTCTGGGGGTTCCGGGACTGGACTCGCTGCCTGTGGCCACGGCCCTGGTTGCCATCGCGCAACAGCTTCGGGCCTTCACCTATGTCAGTGCCTGGAACTGCAAGACCAAAGAAGAAGCTTCCGCCTACCGGGAGAACTTTGGCGCCCGGGAGGTCATGGTCATCTGGCCGGACTTCCAGAACTGGAGCACCACCACCAACGGCAGCGTCACCGCCCCGGCCGTGGCACGAGCCCTGGGTCTGCGTGCCAAGATCGACCAGGAAGTGGGCTGGCACAAAACCCTGTCCAACGTCGCGGTCAATGGTGTCACCGGCATCACTGCCGACGTGTTCTGGGACCTGCAGAACCCCGCCACCGATGCCAACTACCTCAACAGCAATGAGGTCACCACCCTGATCAATGAAGGTGGCTACCGCTTCTGGGGCAGCCGAACCTGCAGCGACGATCCGTTGTTCGCCTTCGAAAACTACACCCGTACCGCCCAGGTCCTGGCCGACACCATGGCCGAGGCGCAAATGTGGGCCATTGACCGCCCCATGCACCCCTCGCTGGTGCGCGACATGATCGAAAGCATCAACGACAAGTTCCGCGAAATGGTGGGGGGTGGCTATCTGATTGGCGCCAGCGCTTGGTTCGACGATGCAATCAACGACGAAACCACGCTCAAGGCCGGCAAGCTCTACATCGACTACGACTACACCCCCGTGCCGCCGCTGGAAGACCTCACCCTGCGTCAGCGCATCACCGACCGTTACCTGGTCGACTTCGCTAGCCGCATCAAAAGCTAACCCTGGGCCTCCCCTCAAGGGGAGGTAACCCTGTGCCAGCCGACCGGAGAACACCGCCATGGCCATGCCCCGCAAACTCAAGAACATGAACCTTTTCAACGACGGTCACAGCTACCTGGGCGTGTGCAAGGCCGTCACCCTGCCCTCGCTCGGCCGCAAGATGGAAGCCTATCGCGGCGGCGGCATGAACGGCCCCGTCAAGGCCGACCTGGGTATGTCCGACGACGGTCTCCAGCTGGAGTGGAAGACCGGCGGCCTCGATCTGATCTCGCTGCGCCAATTCGGCATGGTCAAGGCATCCGGTGTGCTGCTGCGCTTCACCGGTGCCTTCCAGCAAGACGACACCGAAGAAATGAGCAACGTGGAAATCGTCGTCCGTGGTCGTCACGAAACCATCGAGATGGGTGATGCCCAGCCGGGTGAAGACACCGAGCACGGTATGACCACCACCTGCAGCTACTACAAGTTGACGGTCGACGGTGAGGACATCATCGAAATCGACCTGCTCAACTTTATCGAAAAGGTCAACGGCGTCGACCTGCTGGAAAAACAGCGGACCGCCCTCGGCATCTAATTCGCTTGCCCTCAAACGACGGCACTTAACCCCATGACCAGGAGCACACCATGCGACCCACCCACGCCAATGAAAACGCTGATTCCACAGCTGATGAAATCATCGTCAACGAGAACACCGTCGCCCTCGATACCCCGATCAAACGCGGCACGCAGGAAATCGACAGCATCACTCTGCGCAAACCCAACGCCGGCGAGCTGCGCGGCATTCACCTGGCCGAGCTGCTGAACCTCGACGTGTCCAGTCTGATCAAAGTCATCCCGCGCATCAGCTCGCCTGGCATCACCGCCCCCGAAGCTGCCGGCATGGATCCTGCCGACCTGTTGGCCATCGGCGGCAAGGTCGTCGGTTTTTTGCTGCAGAAGCAGGCGAAGACGGATGCATCCCTCGTTGCGTAGAGGACGCCATGGCCGATCTGGCCGTGGTCTTTCACTGGGCGCCAGCCGACATGGATCGGCTGGGCCTGCAGGAACTGATGGACTGGCGCGAGAGGGCGCGGGTTAGGAGTAGCGCCGATGGCCAATGATCTACGACTTCAGGTAATGCTCAATGCCATCGACAAGGCCACCGCGCCACTTCGGCAGATCAGCCAGGGCAGCCTGGAAACTGCCCGGGCGCTCAAGAGCGCTCGCGACCGTCTCAAGGAACTCAACACCCAGCAGAAGGACGTCAGCGCCTGGCGTGAGCTGCAAGCCGCCAACCGCGAGACAGCGGCGTCGCTGGAGGCCAGCAACGCCAAGCTCGGTGAACTCAGTCGCGCCTCGGCCAAAGTGCGTCAGCAACTGGCCCCCACCCAGGCGCTGGTTGAGCAGTCACGGCAAAAATTCGATGCGCTCAAGAACACCCAGGGCGAGCTGAAGCGCGAACTCACTGGCTCACGCGATGCGCTCGGCGCGGTCCGTGACGAATACAACAAGGCGCGCTCCCAGATTGCGGCCCTCAACGCCGTGACCAGCCAGGGCAACACCCTGACCGACAAACAGCGCGTCAAATACGAACAACTGACCACGGCTCAACGTGCCCGCAAGGTCGAGCTTGACCAACTAGCCGCCAAG